TTGTAGACCTGGGCCATCGAGTTGAGGTAGCCCTCGATGGCTTGCATGAACATGTCGACCTTGGTCACGGCGAGCGACTGAGTCCCGCGCGCCTCGTGCCCGAGCGTCAGGAAATCCGCCAGCACTGAAGTCAGCATCGACGTGCTATAGCGGGTGATGGTCTGGTCGAGGTTGATCGATGCCGCGCGCATCTGCGGCGCCACTAGCTGGAACTCGTACTGCTTGACGCTCGTCGGGCCGTTCGTCCCCTCGTAGGTGTCGGACGGCAGCACCAGCCCCATCTGCTCGTCGGTGCGCAGGTTCACCGCGATGCGCTTGTACATATTCACTTGCGCCAGCGCGTTCGCATCGCCCGTCGACGCGAGCTGCAGGATCTGCCCCGGGATGTAGATCACCGGCACGCCGCCGAGCCGCTCGAACAGGATCGCCTCCTGCTCCTGCAGACGCTTCTTGTAGTAATACGGGACGTAGCTATTTCGCAGGATCGAACGGCCTTCAGGGTTCCCCTTGTAGTGCGTCGGCCGGTGCAGGATCGCTTTGTCGATCGGCATGTCGATGAGCGGCCCCACCCATGGCTGCTGGGTGACGCCCTTGGGTTGGCCGTTAATGTCAAAGTACCACTTTATTATTGTATCTTGCGAGCGGCCCGGCATGCGCCGCCACCCGACCTTCCCGTCGTCGTACTCGCTCGCCGGTAGTTCTTGTCCGGGCCGTCGCGGGTCCATCCCAGGCTTGCGCCCCAGGCGCTTCTTGTAGACCAACTCCGACCACGCGAACCCGTAGGTCAGGAACGACAGGTGGTCGCTGACGGTCTCGGTCCACGAGCTGGACATGTCGTTCATGCATGACTCGATGAAGTCGGAGTATTCCTTGCCGCCACCCTCCTCAGCGGGATCGACGCGCCACTCCACCTTCCGCATCGTCGCCTCGATGGCGAACAGCATTCCGCCGACCTGCGCATCGTTGTCGCGCATCTCGCGGAACTTCTGCGCGCCCTGGCGGCCGATGAGCGTCTGGAGGAACTCCTCCCTCACCCAGCCGCTGAACTGGCGCAGGCCCGTCTGGCCGAGCTCGTAGAACGTCATCCCGTCGGTCAGGACCGGAATGGGTCCCCACGACATGTTGTCGCTGGGCGAGATGGGCGGGCCGGGCGGGCTGAGCACCTGCCCTGCCGTCGTAACGGCGCGCGGATCGATGGTCGGTGTGTTGGGAGTGCCGGCAAGGTCGGACGCGCCGCGGGTGGGTCCGCTGGATACCGGGTCAACCGGGCTGTTCGCCGTGCCGCCCGTCTGCGTCTGCCGTGGTGTCCTTGCCATCGCTAACTCCTAAAAAAACCGGCTGCATCAACATGATCATTGTCTTTGATATCCTCAATCCATGAAATGATCTCGATGAGATCCCTAAGGTTGATCTCGACTTTCCTGTCTTCACCACCGCGTTCACATTCAAAATCGACGGCTGATCGAAGATTGAGAAATGCTTGGTTCAGATCACCCATCTCAGTCCCTCTCGATCACCTGGGTGCCGACTCCCCACTCAAAGTTGTAGACCTGCTTGCCGTTGGCGTCCTTCTGCCCGACCACCTCGCGGACTTCCTTGACGGCTATCTGGATCATGATGATGTCGCCGTTCTTCAGGAAAAGCGTGGCGCAACCAGGGACCTGGGCCTTGATCTCCTGCACAATCTCTTTAGGGGCTTCTACGTTCATCGCGGCTCGTACTCCCCGCACCATTCGTCCCAAGTGACTTGCGGCCATTTGTCTAAGCCGCTTTCGGATGGCGATCTTCGGCGACAACTCATCACCTCACCAGAAAGACGATGACTGAAGCGACAATTCTTGCATATCTGCATTGGCTTGATTGAAACTAAACGCGCCAAAGAATCCAAAGTGTCGTTCATTGGTAACCCTCGTGGGTGCCGTGCGGTACGACCTGCCTGGATGAGATGACCGGCCCGACCATGATAGGCGTCTGCCCCTTTAGCATCAACTCAGATAGCGCCCACACCAGAGCGTCGGCGCGGTCGGGTGACTCCTCGCCCAGGTAGCCCATTGTCGTGAACCCGCACAGCTGTTCCTCGAGCATCGGGAACCGCTCGACGTGGTGAACCCGGGACGGCGTCTTCTCATCCCCGTAGAGCGCCGATATCGGCTCGGCACGCACCACCTTGCCGCGGCTGGCGGTCACCATCTTGACCAGCACCTTAGGGGCAGCCGTTTTGATCACGAACCGCACCATGTCGCCGCCGAAGTTCCTCTCGGCCACGACGCAGTCGGCGTCGAAGTCCTCGACCGCCTTGGCGACGATCTTGCCCCAGACCGCGGGCGACTCCCGGCATGACCTATCGGCCAGAACGTAGCCATGCCCGTCCTGCCCCAGCGCGGCCACCACGATGCCGATCTCGTCTGCCTGTAGATCTTCCCGCCCGGACGCCCCGGACGCATCCACGGCCACCACAACGCGCTGGAGGGCATCATCGCCGGGGTGAGGTGCACGGCACCGCTCAATCGTGTCGTAGGTCCAGAGCGCGCCCTCGGACTCGTCGACGTAGACGCCCTCGTAGAACCGCCGGCGCTGGCGCTCTGGCAACGCTGCTAGGCTCTCGATGTACTCCTTTGACAGGTTCGCCGAGTTGTCCCGCGGGTTCATGAACATGCGGGCGTAGTCGCTAGGGTTGGCAAGCGGCTGGAGCGACACCGGGTCTCGCAACTGCCCGAACAGGCGGTTCGTCCAGTGTCCTTTCCCCGTCGGGTTGAGATCGTAGTAGGCGCGCTGTTTAAGCATCTTTCCCGTGACACGGTTCATCACGGATTGCGCGAGGCGGGTGCTCGCCATCAGGTGCGAGCGATAGGTGATCTGGCTGCATTCGTTTTCATAGAGGGTCGCGAACTCCTGACCCAAAATACGTTCTGTCCTATCCTGATCATCCAACCCGCCCAGCCAAATCTCTGACTTGTTCGGCATCAGGAAGAACCCGTCCGCACGCCTCACGACGTATGGCATCCCTGGGTAGCACTTGCGCATGACGGAGGGAAATGTGTCCATCCCGATCGAGCGCCAAACGGCGTTCTCGCGAAACCTCAAGATCACATGGCGGGAATAGTCGGCGCATAGAGCCCTGGTGACGATGGCGCGAACGAGGAGGAACGTCTTTCCGGACCGAGAACCGCCGACCAGGGCAGTATGGCGCTGCGGACCGGCGAGGAGCTTGTTGCCGCGTTTCTGGGCCTCTGTGAGATTAAACTGGACGCTCATTCCTGGACCGATACTCGGCGACGGTCAGCCCGAGCTTCTTGGCGGCACGGCTGTCACGAGTCCATTCGCGTCGATATTTCTTCCGGTTCGATGCGCTGTTCACATCCTTGTCGACAGATTTTGTGTGAACAGTGGCGTGAACATCAGCATGAACAGGCTTGTGAACAGTAACGGCATCGGCATTGTTCACAAGCATCGATTCAAGCATCGACTTGAGCGTTGCCGCAAGAGCCGTGACCTGCTTGGATTGAGCCGCCACGAGTTGTTCCAGCGCTTCAACCCGGGCCTCCAACCGCTTGGTTCGCCCCACATCAGGAGGTTCAGCGCGCCCTATGCCAGAGAATTTCGCCAATATCCCACCAGTTGAAGCCTTCACCTTTGGATCACCTCCGCCAACCGTGTGGACTTTCCCGTCTGATGTCTCGAACTTGATGGCCATCTAAAGCTCCGAATCTGTTCGCGAAATCGTGACATGCACGCTGCCGTCCGGCTTGATCACCGTCTCCATCGCAGGCTCCAGCGTCGCCAGGCGGCGGTGCTCGTAGGGCAGCAAACCGTTCAACGCCCTGTCTGCCGCCTCCAGCGTCTCCCTGAACCACTTCGCGTCCCATTTCTCGCCGCGGGCGCGCTTGCCCTGCTCCTCGGCAGCCAAGCTGATGAGTGACATGATGACTTTGCGCTTTTGGTCGAGGCTGTCAAAGGCTTCCTGGGTTGGCTGGACCTTGGCCTGATCCTTGAAATATGCCTCACCTATGGTGCGCTTGTTTGGCGCTCCTTTGGCACGTCCGCCGCGTCGTTCTCCTGGCTTAGCTCCTGCTGGCATTGGACTAATTTACTATTTTCACTAAGGTTTTGACTAGTCCCATTGATGTGGGATGCCAAGCTTCGACTTCTCGAACCATTCTATCGCTCTCGCGGCCTTTAGGGTCGCTGTCTCTTGTGTTTCCGCGTGAAAGCAAAAACGCGGTGATTCAATGCTGACGATCAGGAATCCATCATCAACTGCCGCAATGTGGCAACCTACGTTGCGTACATAGGTACTAGCTCGCCAATCCAGTTCAATGATGCTCATGTCTTTTCCTCATCCGTCTGAGCGAGAGCCTGGATTTCTTTGGCGATGTCCCAGCAGTCCTGTGCTTCCCAATATTTGGCCACATCCTCGATCGTCTTCGCCCGGATAGCATCGCGCTCCCTTAATGCCGCATCACGATCATTGATGACTTCGTTTTTCACCGCTCCAACGTCGCTGAGATCGGACAATAGCTGGTCGCGCTCTGCTTCGAGTTCGGCGATGCGTCGCTCATGCATTCCGAGAAGATCGCAGTCGTTTACCTCATTGTTCTGAAGCCGGCGCACCTCGGCTTCGAGTTCGGCGATGCGCTTGTCAGCATCGCAATCGTTCAGTTCCTCCGCACTTAAAGGATACGGCCAATCGCGTTCTAATATTGACCTTGGTTTATCGCTCATGTCTTGTCCTTCGATGGCGGGTGAGGGCGCGAAGCGGAGCCTGAAGCCCAAATGATAGCGGCAATGCCCAGCAAAGTGCAGAGCACGAGAAACGGAAACGCGATAGCCGAAGCGGTTGTCATGGCTTGTCCTCCGATGGATCAATGCTGGCGGCGCGCAGGGCGGCGATGGCCGCGTGAGCCTGTTCATTCCACACATTCCAATCAATTCCGCCTTCGTCCCAAGCCTTGAGCGCCTTCGCCGCCATCATCAGCGCTTCGTGCTGGGCGCGGGGGATGAATACCGGAGGCGGATCGCATTTGTTGCATACAGGAACCATGGTCCCACCAGAGGCTGCATGAGGGGCGGCGTTAATCCAGTGCCAGCCGATGACATCGGCTGTCGATCCTTGAGGGCCGCCAATCGTCATCGTATAGCTCTCAGGAAGCAGCTTTCCGCAACGAAAGCATTTCTCGCTCATTTGTTAGCCTTCCTTGATTCGCGTTTTCGCACGACATCAAGTCGTTGCTTGTGAAGCTTGGGAGAACCCTTTCCCCACGTTCCGCCAAAATAGAAGGGGCGGCAGTTCTCCCCAGACTTGGCCGAACAATAGGGGCATTTAACTTTCAAGGCTCGTCTTTCGATCGCTCTCATGTATCAATATCGGCGGCGGCGCGGAGGGCGATCATTTCGTCGCCTCGATGATCCAGTGCGAGATGTTCGCGCCGTTGTCGGTATGGGTCGTGGATTCCAGCTTGACGGCCGAGAACCGCATGAAGTGACGATGGACTTCGCCCTGCGTCAACCTGTGGAATGTCGCCCCCTTCAATTCCTCGCGCATCACGGGGCTGTGGTCGGCGCAGGCCATTATCGAGAGTAGTTGACCGCCGGACCTGAGCATCAACTTGATTTGCTCCAATGCCGCATCGAGGTCATCGACGTGTTGGAGGCAGCAGACGTCGACGATCCCATCGAACTGGGCTGCGGCGTGAATGACGTACGACGGCGGCAGATTGGTAATATTCATCGGCCAGAAGCGCAGAGAATGCGGGTAAACGTAGCCATATAGATGCTGGGCCCGTTTGATCGCCTCATCCGAAGCGTCGACAGCGTCGACCAGAAACCCGTTGTTCGCCAGCCAGAACGCCATCGCCCCCACGCCGCAGCCGACATCGAGAAGGTGGACGCTGCCCTTGGCGTCCTTATCCCTTCCGCCCCACCGACGCATCGCCCAGCGGGCCACTGCCGGCTCCGGGCACGTCCCCCATTGGACCTGTCGGTGGAGATCATTCCATAGCTCTACGCTTGTTGGCCTCGTCTTCGAATCGATCTCCATAAATGCTCCTTAGGATGTCTTCGGTTAGCAGATTGTGGGTAGCGATCACGGCATCGCGCTGCCTGATCGCGCGCACAAATACAATCGCCGCAGAAATGAACCCGGCGATGAACCCCACGCCAGCGGCGATGAACAGGATCAGGAACTCGACGAAGGTATTCATCAGCATGGCCCGTCGCGCCAGCAACGATAAACACGCGGATACTCGATGCGCGGGTACTCCTCGCGGTAGTACGGGTTCCGCGTGCCCTGCCATCTCGGGTGGCCATCCTCGATGTACGGGCCGTAGCCTGGGGTGTGGGGCGCGTAGCCAGGTATCTCCTGGTGCCTGCGACGCCAGTCCATCTCCTCGCGGGACGGTGCGCGCGGATATTGGACTGTGACAGCGGGTTCGGAACCCGTCTTGGCATGCGCTGGTTCTACCCATCCCTGCGCCAATATGGAGATCGCTGCCGCTGCTATGACCATGTCAGAACTCCATATTCGGCAAATGTCTGCGCTTCACCACGGCAGTACACCACTCGCGATGCTCGTTGAACTTCTTTCGCAGCAGCGTGCGCGGATCATTGATCCCGCATATCACCTTGGCGATGCGCTCGGATGCATGGCCGTCGCTGTAGGGATTCACGCATGGTTCAGACTTCGCCGTTATGACTTGATCAAGACATGCTGTGATCTCACGGTGATCACCCGAATAGCTACCAAACATGTTGGTGTGTGGGAGCCTGCCGTGCTGGCGATCCCCGATATCCAGCACTTTGGTACCGAAGCACGGTGCCTCGTAGAACCCCGCCGACGAGTTCCCGATCAGCACGTCGCACCACTTCAGCAGCGAGTAGAACACCTGCGGCTCGACGTTGTCGTGGTAGACGGTGTCGGCGCGGTTCTGGGCGAGGCGCTGCCACTCCCGTCGGATGAGGTCGTTCCCGGCGTCCGCGTTTGGCCCCAGCAGCACCAATGCCTCCGTCCTGCGCGATAGAGCGACGCTGAGAGCCTCTAGCTCGGAGGCGGTGTCATCCAGGGTGTTGGGGTGAAACAGCACCACGAGGCTCCTAGCTGGCGTGGTGACGGCAATGCTATCGTCGGTACCATAGTCGGTAGGCATCTGTTGCCTTATCCCCAGGCCAACAGCGATGAAAGTATCCTCACGATTGAGCGTCGGCGTCGCCATCACCATGTCGATCCCTGGGCACCCAGTGACGTGGACGCGGTCGGGTTCCTCTCCCATCTGGACGATCCGGTCTGCCGAGTCCTGGTTCGACGCGAAGTGCAGGTGCGACAGCTTGGTGATGGCGTGGCGGAAGCAGTCGTCCTGGCTGCCCTCGGTGATGTCGCCGCCGCCGATGTGAGCGATCGGCCATCCCATAATATTGGCACCAACTACCGCACCGAGAATTTCGTGGCGGTCCCCGTGAACGACGATGAGTGGCGTATCCCCTTTCCATGGCCACCAGGGATTGGTTTCGCCGCCATTCATGCTGTCCATTACTTTGTCGAGAATACCGTTCACGTTCAGGCTCGCCGATACGGCGCTATCTATCGGACCATGAATGTCTTCTTCTTCGTCTGGCCAAGACACGTCTATCGTTCGCACAGAATGATCATTTGACCGTAGCGCCTTCTCGACCATGACGAGCGCGTTGCGGTCGGACCGGCTGCCAGAGATCAAAGCAATTTTCATCGCAACGGCCTCGAAGTAGTCGACCCAACGTTGCCGCCCTGCGGTATCGGTCCCGGCGGTATCGGCAGCGACGTTCGCATAGGCTGCGACGGCGCGTTCAAATGCTGGTTCGACCCGTACGGCTTAAGCATCTCCGGCCGAATCGTCTCGGATGGCTGCGAGCGCAGCCACTTGGGGATGATCCTTGATATCCAACCCATGTTCGTCCTCCTTTGCTTCGTCTCCGTGGATGACTCTAGCAACGGAACGGGAGTCGGCGTCAACATCGGCCGGCGAACATAATTTCCTCGATCTCCGAGTATCCCACGCCTTCATCGCTGCCTCTCGGCGCTTGCTCTTGACGAGCCTGCGGAGACGCTTCTCCCTGTCCACCTAGTCCCGACCTAATTCACGCTGCGTCTTGAGGGTTTCTAGCATCTCCTTCGTCTCCTTGATCGGATCATCCAACCTCTTCAGCACCGATGAGTATTTGTTCCGAAGATCAAGCATGATCGCCAACTGGTTCTTGAACAACTGCTCGATTTCGTAGGATGTCATGCAAACCTCCTCGCCAACTCGATCCCCGCCGGCAGACATATCGCCCGGCTGAATACCTCGTTCGCCACCGGAAATGTCCCGCCGTCGTCCCGGTACATTTTCAGCCGGTGCATCGGCGTGAACACCGCGCGGGCCATTACCCCCCTCTCGTGCAGCGCCGTCAACATCGCGTCGCGTTCCCCGGGTAAGACCATGATCGTTGGCATCCAGAAGTTCGAGAACGTCCCGGCAGGTTCCTCGTGGAACGTCACGCCGTTCATTCCGTTGATCGCTGCCTTGTATGCCATCGCCAGCCCACGCTTCTCCTTCACTAGACCGTCCAACCGCTTGACTTGCTCACTGCACAGCGCCGCCGAAAGCATCGGCATGCGGTGGTTCCAGCCGACCGCGTCGTGCTCGACCAGCCATGGGTGCGCGACCCTGGCGGTGGTGGCAAGGTGGTGGGCACTGGCCCCGATATCGTCGTCGTTCGTCAGCAGCGCACCCCCGCCGCCGGACGTCACTACCTTGTTGAGGTTGAAGCTGAGGACGGAGACTGCGCCCAAGGAACCGCATGGTTTCCAGCGGTCGGAGGCGTGAACTGATACGGACGAACCGATAGCCTCAGCTGCGTCCTCGATGACGGTAACGCCATAGGCTTCAGCCAATCCGTTAACGATTGACATCTTGCATGGATGACCTAGCAAATGAACCGCAATGACAGCCTTCGGTGGCTCATTGCACGCCAGATATTCTCCGAACCGGTGAGGATCGATCCCGAAATCATGTTTGCTGGAGTCCAGGAAAACGGGTTTTGCTCCAGCCCTGACGACAGCGTTAGCCGCAGCCACGAACGATAGCGTCGGCAGCAGCACGGTGCTACCACGCTTCACTCCCACCAGGTGCAGCGCCAACTCCAGCGCCGCGGTGCCGCTCGACACGGCGACTGCGTGCTTGACCTGGATCCGCTCCTTTAGGCGCTCTTGCAGCAGGTTGACGTAGTGGTAGGAATCTAGCCTGCGGGCCTGATCTGCTATCGCGAGAACATCATCATCGGTGACAACCGGCCGGTGATGGCTAGCCGGCCCTCCGGTTACTGACAAAATTGCGTCCACAACGGCTTGGACGCTTAACAATTTTCCTCTCCTTCATTGCAAATCGGTCCGCCAGCATATCCGATGCGATCCTATGCGCGGACAGCATCTTCTCAGCCTCAGACCTGTAACGATACGGCCCGAACAATCTCCCGCTGACGATACAAGCAAATCCTTCATCTATGCAAACGACTTGGTCTCTCATGCTGGTGCCGTCACCTTCTTGACGGTCGCCTCCGGGTCGAACCGCCCCTGATCGTCCAGCATCGCCCTGGCCGCCTCGAAGTCCGCGTGCGTGTCGATGTCGAGCGAGCGCTCCGGCGGCATGACGTAGGCGTAGGCGTGCGGATCGTACCAGTCGCCCCTCTCCATCAGGTGGTCCCATTTGACGAGGTAGATCGCCCCGTTCGGTGTGTAGACCGTGTCCCTCTCGCCGGCGCCCCGCATCCTGTTGGCGTGGCCGAGCGTGAACAGGGTGTCCGCCTTCGGGAACTCGACAACGGAGATGACCGAATCGGCGCTCGTGTCCTCCATCATTTTCTGCGCTGCCACCACGTCCCGTTCGTCACGAAACGGCGACGTCGGCTGGAGGAGCAGCACAGCATTGTAGGGACCGTCTTCGGCGTTCCTGGCGGCATGGATGACGACGCTCACGTGGTCGGCGTCGCCGCACAACTCCGGCGGCCGCATGATGACCTTGCAGCCATGTTGTTTGGCCACGCCAGCGATGAACTCGCTGTCGGTGCTCAGGACCACGTGGTGGCACGTCGCCAGCCCGACCTCGATCGACCACGCGATGAGCGGCTTCCCGCCGAGCATGGCGGTGTTTTTGTTTGGAAGTCGCTTACTTCCGCCCCTGGCCGTAATCACTCCCAAGACCTTCATTGCGTGGTTTCCTCCGATATCACGAACCCTGCGGATGTGATCGCGCGCAAAATGTCGAGGGCCAATGACGTGGCTTGGATACCGGCTTCATCGCCGACCGCGTGACGGCCAATCTCACCTGTTACGATGTTGAAAAGCTTATCGTTCATCTCTGGTGCATGATCAGTCATGTCATAACCCCGGTTGAAACCCCTCTGCGTCCTTCCGGATGCGCGGGATCGTCGCCAACTCCTCCGGGCTCGGCTCCTTGCGGCCGTGGCCCAAGACGATCTCGGTCTGCCTGATCTTCATGACCATCCGCTCGAACTGCTCCGGCGTCGCAGACATGCGGTGGTCCGGTCCCTCCGCCTCGTTATCTAACGTGAAGTGCTTCTCAACGACGGTCGCGCCCAACGCCACGGCCGCGAGGATCGCATAGTTGCCGATCGTGTGGTCGCTGTAGCCGACCATGCCACCGACGACATTCTGGAGATCCCTAATCGCCCCGATGTTCGCCAGATGCGGAGCGCATGGATACAGGCTAACGCAGTGCATGAGTGTACAACGGCCATAGCTCGAAGGGACTGGATTCATAGCTCTTTCATGAGCGACAGCACGATTACATTGCCTCATGAGGACGCGTTTGACCTCCTTCAGCGTCGCCATCCCAGTGCTGAGCAGGACCGGCAGCCCGGTGTCGAACGCCGCGTCCACCAGCGGTTCGTAGAGCAGCGATCCGGACCCGAGCTTGATGCGCTTCACGCCGCACTCCTCGACCAGGAACTTGAGACTTTCGAGATCGTCTGGCGTGCTTGCAAACTCGATACCAATATCCTCGCAGTGTATCGCTATTTTGTAGGTGTCGTTGAGGGACAGCGCCAAGGACGCCAGCAGGTCATAGTCCTTGCCATTGCGGATGCACTTCTCTGGGATGAACGTCTGCGTCTTCACGATGTCCGCGCCGGCAACCTTCGCTGCGTCGCAGAGGCGGAGCGCCTTGTCGAGTTTGCCGTCGTGATTCACTCCGGCTTCGGCGATGACCGTGACGCTCATGACGATTCGAACCTCGCCCACTTCGGCTTCCACATGCCGCTCTTGATCGCTTGATCCACCGGGACGTCGAATGGCTTGGCGTCTGTCGCTGTCGACGAGAACGTCACCAAACCCGACGCAATCGTGCCAACCTCAGAGCGCGCCACATCGCACCCGTAGACCCAGAAGTTCCACGCCTTCGACTGCTCGGTTCGGCTGTATGGGCAATCATCGCGCGTCTTGCCTGCAAGTCCAGCGGCTGCACCTTCAGCCTCATAGACATTCTGCTGGGAAAACCGATCACGTGGTGGCAACGGCTTGGAGCGTCTAAGGAAGTTGAACATTGTCAATCTTTGTGCAGGCTTTCCACCCGCTGGAAAGGGGCGACAAGCCCCTTCTCTGCCTCTCGGCGACCCTGCCCTGGTAATCTCAGGGCGTAACCTTTGCTGCCTCTGCCGTGAGCGCCGCCGTGACGCCCTGGATGCTCGTCACTGCGGCGGCGATGGCAGGGTCGTTCCCGGTGTTGGCTGCGGCGATCTTCGCCAGTTCCGTCTCGATGGCGCTCGCCGCGGCCGCTGAAGCCGTCTGGAGGCCCGTCACTGCTGCCGTCAGGTTCTCGATGTCTGTCATGATCTGCCTCAATATGTCGATTTGGGTTGATTGACTTCCAGCCATTGCACCGACTGCTGTCGTCAGTATGCTAAGCTGGTTCATCACCTGCGTGTGGCGGGTCGCTGCATCTGTCTCGGTCTCAGCACTCCCGAAAAAATTACCGAAGATGCTCATGTCGCCCCGCTTTTCCTCCCCTCTCAGGGAAGCTTTGAAATTATGGAGTGTTTGATACTTTTGGCTGTGATGAATCCATCACCGCCGCCTTCACCGCATCACTTGTCGGTGCCGCCACCGTGATGATCTTCTTCACGTCGGGAAGTGCCGCCACCGCGGCGAGCTTGGCACCGTCAGTATGGGCAAACAGCGTCCAAATCACCGGTACGAGACCCCCGGCCAGACCACCGATCTGCGCCAACTGCTCGCCGGTTATCCAGCCGCGACCGATGGCAACGCCACCTCCTAGTGCGAGCAAGTTACGAACTAGTCCCAGAACTTGATCTTGATTCGGATACATTTTGCTTCCTTTCTTGGTTATCCCGGAAACCCCAGCGCCCGCTTTTCGGACGGCGTAAGCTTCGCCAGCGCGGCGTTGCGCTCGGCCTCCTGCTGCAGGGTGGACGGTAGGCCGGTCGGGTCGTCAACACCATGATGGTGGGCGCGCTTCGGAGTCCTCGGCGTGCCGTAAGCCAGCGTCTCGGCCAACCGCGCCAGTGCTGTCGCAATGTTCCGATCAGCCTGACTGACCACGGCGTGCCTGCCACTGAGTAGTTCCTCAGCGATCTCTTTGCTCATGGCGACCAAAGCCACTTTCAAAGCCATAATGTCACTGTTATCCGTCATGTCAGCCCAAACGCCTCCCGTTCCTCCGGTGTAAGCTTCGCCAG